ATTGGATACAGTCCGCCGCCAATGGTGCAGGCAAATCTTTAAGGTATCCGGCAGGCGCTCCCGATAGCTGGGACAATTGGCCAAAGCTCCAATTGGTCGGGGTGTTCACGTGGTCCCGATTATTATCGTCGGCATATTCAATTCTCAAATCGCCGCGGCTTGGGTTTGCTTCGTCGAACTCGCCAACAATCTGGATTTTGTGAGTGTCAACCGTTCGGCTTGTCATGCGTTGCGCATCGTTCTTTTTAGTGGCCAGCATGTTATCCAACGTCAAAAACTTTTGATCGTCGGGGCGGTTAAACCATTGTGATGAAACCGCAGAATTGCCAATCCCGTGCGCGAATGCGTTAGTTGTATAAGTCATATTATGTTCTCCGTAAAAACAAAAACGGGGGCGGAATTGCTCCCGTCCCCATAATATCGCATAAAGTTATATATAGCGCAAGCTAATATTTAAAAAAGTTATTCCGCTCCAATGTCGCCCGCAACGTGGTGGCGGATAATACTGCGCGGCGGTAAAGACTTGGCGAACCGTTTTAGTTTCTCGCCGTCGGTTTCGTCGGGCTGGTGGTGGTTGCTGGTGGCGTCCCAATGTAGCCGAACGTTTCCGCCGTCGGCATAACATCCGCCGCGGGTATCTTGATCGGCGGCTTTATTCTTGGCAGCACCATGCGCAGTAAATCCAATAATAAAATCACGATCCAAACGTGCGCAAAGTGGATCGCCGTTGCCACAATCGCGGCAGCTAAATCCGTCGCGGTATTCTGCTGGGCATCGCACAATCTTTTTATTAAAAGGTGCATCGCCCGATTTTTTACCCTGCCAAAATTTATCCGGAACGACGCAAACCGACGGGACGCCGTTATAAATTGACGCGGACGCAGCGCCCAAAGTATCGGCGCTAAAATTAATCACGGTTTTACCTTTGCGCAATTTTTTGCCCCAGCCATAAACATTCGGATCAAAATGCGAGTAAGTAAACGATTGGCCTTTAGTCGGGACGGCATCCAATAGCGCGTCCAAATAATCGGCGTCAATTTTGTTTGAACCTTTACCGCTGCAATTCATTTTGCAAGCCGCTGGGCAGGTCGCATATTTTTCCCCATCGCCAGCGCGATAAGTAACGGCGATGCCTTTGGTTTTTTCTGCTCTGCTTGTTTCTACTGTCTTTAACATGGTTGCCCCCATAGTTGTGTATAAGATTTATCGCATACCTTAACCAATAAAAAACCCGGCGTCAACCGGGTTTAATTTTTTACTTTTTTATTTTCGCTTCCGTTTCGGTCGCGGCCTTAAATCGTCAACCGCATCTTCCCCAAACAAAAGTTTATAAATCCATTCTATTAACGCCACGTTATTACCCCCAATCTTTTTGGATGCCGTCTTCTTCGGCTGCATTAAAACCGCGAGTGTACGCGGCTATTTCTTCTTCGCTCATATCTTTGCGTACAATTTTTTCACTGCTATGCGTCGCGCCTTCAAAATAATGCGGGTCGAATGCTCGCCCATAATAATAATCAGCACCGCCACGATCATAGGGACCGCCGTGACGTTGGTCATAGTGGCTCGAATCGAACCGGTCTTTTTTTAATGTTGTCATATTAATCTCCGTAGTTTTATTGACTATGGGATGATATGCGATGTTGTGGGACAAATCAAGCTGAAAACTTCGGTCCAGTCTATTTTGCCTGCTATGTGGTGGTAAGGTTCAACCTTCAAACCCTCCATTTTTAAATCTACTGCGTCAGCACCTTTGAACAAAAACATCTGTTCAGGTTGGTTTTTAGTTTTATGTTTTTTAACCATGACCCAGACGCTGCCGTGACCATGATTAGTTAGCCACGCTACTTGGTGAGGTCTCAGGTCTACCGCATTGCCTGCGGTTGCTTTCAATTCTACAAAGTGAAACTGTCCAAACTCATCTAACAAAACTACGTCCGGCACTCCGGGCATTGCCCACGTTTCTAACCGGGTTGCTTTAATGTTGCGTTCGGTTTTCTCCATCCCCGTCTTCATCTGCCTCCAGAAGTCGGCCTCTCGCTTTGTCGCGGTTTTGGGGATTGCTCTCTCCTTCGGGAGTAACGTCGATAGTGATCGGGGCATAGCTTTGTTTTATCTCCTTGAGTGCTTTCAAGACTTCATCTTTACTCATACTGTCGATGCTGCCTGTTCTTATTTCACTCTTACTTACATAGATGTCGCCTTGCGCTTGCCCACGTCTGTATTCGGCTTGGACGGCTGCACTATATGCGCCGTTGTTTAAAGCCATATCACGAATGGTTTGCAGGTCTCGCAAATGGCGTTGGTAGTTGACTCCAAACTTTTCATCCAGTTCTGCACGATAAGCTTGAATAGCATGTACTACGTGCGGGCTGATGTTCGGATTGGTTAGCTCATACGCTCTAGTGTGAGCGGAGCTTACGGGATAACCGGCATTAACAGCAGCTTCCCTCATTGTGATCTGCCCATCTTTAGAAACCAGTTCTTTTACAAACAGTTCCTGCTTGCGGGTCAAAGGTTGTGCTTTCGTTGCTCTGGGCCTTCCTGCCTTCTTCTTTACAGCAGGTGGTTGGGACTTAGGTGCAGGCATTTTAATTCTCCAGTTATTAACCGATAGTTTGCCACAACTTAGCCCGCTTTAGTATATATAGACAAGAAAATAAAAATAAATGAAAAAACTTTTTGAGCCCTTATACGCAATCTTGCTATTTTGGTTACATAAACTTTTGTACGGTTACTTATTTGTTTTCTACTTATGTAACTGTATATCTCTATATATAACAAGGGTTTAACTGCTCCGGTTACACGGTTACACCGGTTACACCTATTTTCACTAAAAATATTTATTTCTATTTATATCTCTATATATACAGAAACGCCGTTAATTATGTACCGTGAGCCGCGAATGCTGCATAATGAGTCTTGGTCCACCCTCTTCGACCCTCTCGCGGGCTTCCTGCCTGCATCCCCTTAACGTTTGGGGGTGGGCCACTGTCTAAAAATGTTGCATAATCCCCATCGGCCCGGCCTCTGGCACTCCTAAAGCCGGTTTGCGTTCGCGCATTCTGGGATCAAAGACCGGGGGTCGGGCCACCTGTTACTGAAACATCCAGACGGCCAGTCCGGCCAGTAGTCCGCCGAACACGGCCATGATCGAATACTTATGTTCTTCGGTCCATTTATCTTTATTTTTGGGCGGAATGTCTTCGTGCCAGTGTTCGTCGGTATCTTCTACCGGTGGATTACCTGCGGCGTCTGCTGCGCTATGCGCTTTGACGTGATCTAGGACTGCGCCTTTTTTCCAACGGTTAACGAGCTTTGGTCCGCGGGTCGCGGTTGTTGGCACTTTGGTAGGTGCTGGGAACTCGCCTAGTTTGACCTTACGGTACACGGTTGGCTTGGATACGCCTGCGATTTCGCAGACTTCATCTATGGTTAGTAGTGCTTTCATGGTTTTCCTCTCTTAATTTTTTGCGTCGTTGAAACTCTCGTTCTTTATCTTGAACGATCAAGTACGCACCCCGGAACATAAATCCCAAAAATGCCCCGAAGAGCATAAATGAGAGGGCTTCTAGGGTTAGCCCTGTAAAATCCGTTGCCATGCTTTTTCGATCTCTAGGGATCGTTGCAGCCGTTCTTTGGGTTTGAGGTCCGTGTCGTTCTCTGCTTTATCCAGAGCTTCGTTGACCACCTTATTGATGGTTGATACGGCCCAAGACCATTCGATGTCGCTTACTCGCTTTTCGGCTTCCACGTGTCTACCTCCACATACCAGTTACCCGGTTTATTTTTACTATCTAATACTTGCGCGTTCACCCACTCATCGGTTTGAGCCGTGAGCCATGTCAGAAGTTCTGCGCGGTTTATGCTGATGTTCGCTTTCACGAAGTCGGGTGCATTGTCGCGTGGCTTTTGTATTCTTAGCCCGTTTACAAAAATTTTATCTGCCATTTACTACTCCTAAAAAAGAATGACCCCAGCCGGGGGCAACCGTACTGGGGTCAGGGTCAACTACGGAGAACATGATTCACATGTTCAACTACAGTATAGGTCCAATGTATGGGATAAGCAACACTTAATCGCATATCTTAACCAACCTTGCTGAACAAGCTTGTAACGCTTCTTCGGCAGTTTCTTTAAACTCGCCCCGGTAAATTTCTTCACCGTTCTCATTTTTAATTATGGGTAGGTAACCAAAGCCTTCTTCGCTTCGGGTAAGAGGTTTGTATCCCATACCGCCAACCCTCCGAACAATTAGGTCATACACCATGATTAACCTTCTTTGTTGATGCCGTCATGAATAGTCATCCCGCATTGTTTGCATGAAAGGAGCAATAGGATCATACGATTTCTTGTCGAGGTAGTTTCTGTTTTAGAAACCCACGTCAAAGTGGTCTCGCAAGCAGGGCAAAGGTTTTCTTTCAACCTTTTGCCTATGTCATCAGGTTCCTGTGTTTGATCCGTCACTGTCATTGCTGCGATGCTCCGCTTCTTTATACCACTCGAAGACCAGCCGTAGCTGTCCGCCAATGGTCCTGCCCTCTGCTTTAGAAAGCTCTT